TTTGAACCCGGACAGAGTTATTCTATTCAGATTTGGTGGCCGTGTCAAGTATCCCCTGTTCATCAATAAAGTTGATCAATGTTTCAGCCCAAAATTTATGATATTCTTCGGGCAAATGTTTTGACCATCTTTCTTGTTTGATGAGAGGTTTCCAATTCTCATCATGCAAGGCTTTCCCCCAGTATGAATATGAGGCATATGCATTATTTGATCTTAATCTATCATATATCTTGGTTTCTGTGTTATGATGGCCAAAAAAATTTCTCTTATTGATTAAATCCCAATTCCCCTCATACCAAGTAAAACTCGTATGAAATACATATGGTATATTGTACTGTTCACATATACTTTGGACTATAAGAATCTGAGACAGGGATTTAAAATTTAAAAAATTATCATCATTTGTTAGAACGTAATTTGCATAGTACGGTAAGAATTCTTCATCTACTCTAAGTTTTTCAACAGTAGTTTCATCTTGCAATAATACCGAAGGAGTGCAATGTAGTATTTTGCCTGGCAGTTTCACATAAGTTCTTGAAGGTTCACAAAAATTGCATAATACAAATACGGATTCATTTTTTATTATGGCCTTATGTATTCTTATCATAAATTGACGAATTACCCAATCATTACTACCGCCAGGAACAGCAAAATTTTCGTAAGCTAATCCATAATGTCTGGCAATATGTGATGAATAAGCCTTACCATAACAAGATGGTTGATATTGTTCTTCTATTTCGGACCCAGCAGTATGACTATCACCAAAAGCAAGCAATATTCTTTTCATGAAAATACTTTAACTCCATACATATTTTCCCAATCCTTACAATGATTTTCATCATTGACCATTGGTTTTCCTTTAATATTCAAACTAGTATTCAACAACATTGGACAACCAGTTTTCTCATTCCACAATTTTAAAAGATCATAAAGTTCTGCATTCTGTTTCCTATTAACAGTTTGAACTCTACTTGTCTTATCTATATGAACAATCGCAGGGAACTTTTTAGACTGTTTACATCTAACCGCATATTGCATATAAGGAGAAGATCCCATAGGCATTCTGAAATATTGTTCAACATACTCTTCCATAATCACAGGAGCGAATGGTCTGAACTGTTGTCTCTGTTTTATGTCATTGACCATTGATTTAATCCGATGATCTCTAGGATCTGCAAGTAGACTACGATTACCTAATGCTCTAGGGCCGAACTCTGCACGACCTCTGGCAACCCCACAGAGACCATGATCCAGTAGATGATCTACTATCTCTTCGTTTGATGCAACTGGTCTAATGTAATATCCAAGATATGGCCCATGCCAGTCAATATGTTTCTTTTTGTGTGCAAGTACCGCACCAATTGCAGAACCATTATCTCCAGGTGCAGGCATAATCCACACATTATCAAAGTAATAATATGCAATTGGATTTGCAACACAATTCAATGCACATCCACCCATCAGAACTAAGTTTTTACTCTTAACAATTGTAGATGCTCTTTGTATAATATCTCTAAACATCGTTTCATAAATGCTCTGAGTTGCAGCAGCAATATCAAAATTATTTTTTATATCAGGTCTCCAATCAGAACATCCTCTATGCAAATTCTTCTTAAAGGTTGATGTTCTCCATCCTATAAAATCATCATAGATTGCATCTTCACAAACTCTCTTATCCCCATAAGCAGACATACCCATGAGGATGTATTCTTCTTCATTTGGTTTTAATCCACACCTTTGCGTCATTGTAGAGTACCAAAGTCCGACGCTGTGCGGATACTTACGTTGAAATTTAAGTTTTAATTTATTACCTTTCGCTTCCCAAATCGTAAGTGTTTGGAATTCACCTATAGCATCAATAACCACCACACAACATTCATCAAACTTACTGGTGAAATAACCAGCACAAGCATGAGTATAGTGATGATCATAATACTTGATTGGAACATCAACATACTTCTTGACGTTTTGGATCCATCCTTGTCCCGCAAGAAGTTGTCTAAGTGTTTTCTTATATGGGTTCTCATACCAACAAACTAGTTCTGGTTTCCCAAACTTCAATGCATATTTAATTATATCATCATTCAACTCTGGATCATTTTTTATGCCACTAAACCTCTCACTTTCACTAGCAAAAACAAGAGTATCATTAACAAAAACAGAAAGTGCAGCATTATGGCTCTCTGACGATATTCCCCAGGTTATCATTTGTAAATAAATGGATCTCTTTTTTGTAATTTTTTAATCCTTTTATTAAAATCCCTTTTTCTCTTCCAATTAGAAATAATATTCCAAAGTTTTTTAATCATTAAAATTTATATCACTAAAATTTATTTAGATATAAAAAAAGGGGGGTAGCTACCCCCCGATAATTATTTCAGATCGTATCAGCGACCCATCTGTGTCGCGTACCACTTTTCAAACGCTTCTCTACGCTTGTCACCTCTTGGTGGCATAGGAGTTTTTTCACCACGGACTTTTCCGTACTTCTTTTCGTCCTCTTTCTCGGACTCTTCTTCATGTTTTTCTGGATTTTCACGAGCGTGTTGTGCTTCGTAAACTTTTTCCATTCTTCTACTGAGAGCAAGGATATCTTCTAGTTCAATACCCTCTTTTGTCATTTTCTTTCTTGCTGCCTTAACCTTATCTCTCAAAGGTTTTCTAGTTCTTTCTCTACTATCTCTTGATTGTTGCTTAACGGTAGACTCAAGATCATCTTCATCTTCATCTTCATCATCCATGTCACCGAGATGATGTCCATAACGAGGACTTAGAACACCACCTTTTTTACCTGCAGCAGGATGATCCTCAAGATCTCCATGATCCTTTGAACCAGCCTTGTAACCAGGATGACCCTTACCACCAGTGAGTTCCATGATGATGGTCTCTCTCCACTCTTCACTCATGTTTGCCATCATTGCGACTGCGTTCTCTTCAGTCTCTGCATAACCTTCATCTAGAAGGTGACCTTTGACTAGATCAAAGATGTCAACACCTTGATTGAGCATTCTCTCTCTTGCACCACCCGCAGGGCCACCTGCCTTGAGTGCTTGTGCTCTTGCACTCATTTGTGGTTTTGGTGCAGGAGCTTTCACTGATTTGTCACTAATCATATCACTAGTAACATTAGCACCCTTTTGTCTCATTTGAGATGCTTGTTGCATTCTCTCAATACTCTTGTCCTTTAGAAGAGGATTTGGAGTCTTTGGTTTGATTGACTCTGGACCAGCAGCTTTAGTTCCTGGTGCTGGTTTTGCAGGTGCTGCAGGTGTTGATGGTTTTGCAGTTGCAGAAGGAGTTGGTTTTGCTGCAGGAGCTGGTGCAGGTTTAGCGGCCGCAGGAGCAGCAGGTTTAGCTGGAGCAGCAGGTTTAGCTGGAGCAGCAGGTTTAGCTGGAGCAGCAGGTTTAGCTGGAGCAGCAGGTTTTGCTGCTGCAGCCCTTGTAGCTGTCATTCCTTTTTGTTGGATTTGTTGTCTGGTTAAACCACTTCTTGCTGCAGCATCTCCACCTCCTGCTCTATATGCGGCATCTCCACCGGCACCTTTATCTGCTGCAACTGCTTGATATCTTCTAGCATCACCCGGTCTGTTACCACCACCACCGCTGCGGGGAGTGGGAAGAGTTGGTGCTTGTGCTCTTGCCACATTTGCTTGCATTCTCCTTTCCGCGTCAACTTTTCTAGCTTCAGGGCCAGAAAGGCGGCGTTCGTCAAGAACTTCTATATCTTCTTCTACAACTTCCTCTGAGAGAACCTCAGGGGTCTCGTAAACATGGGAATAGGCCTCCATGAGACCCTTGATTTCTTCTGCTCTCATTTTTCTACGATAAAGGGCGTGTTATAATGTTATTTATTTATCTTCAAGTTTGAGAGGGCAATCAATCCCATCAAAAACTGGAGAACAAATTCTCATCGGTGGTGCAAGTTTCTTACAATCCTCCGAGTAACATAAAGACTCATCGTTCTCCTCTTCAATATATTGTTCTTTATATTTTTCATCCGATTCCAGAATGATACGATCATATTCCTTTGTGACTCTATCTATAGCTCTATCTACATCTCTCTCAGTTCTTCTGTTTACTTTATCGGGATCTTGTATTATAATCTCATTAAGTATGCCCAACGGAAGATACTTTCGTTGGAACTCATCTAACAAATCCCAAAGTTTATTTTCAGTAATGCCACTAAATGCAGATATTATTGATATGAGAATTGATACGATAATACTGACTTTTATGATTTCTCTTTTGTCTGGTTTCTTGTTACCAAACTGAAAATTAAATTGCATGATTTTGAATCATTCTATTACTAGTTATAAGCATCAATAAATATAAAAATAGGGAAAGACTGAGGAAAATTAATGTCTAGACTCGGGATCAACACTGGTAGTAATCCAAATGATGGTCAGGGCGATCCATTAAGAGTTGCAATGGGTAAAATCAATAGCAACTTTTTGGAAATATATAACACAATTGGTGATGGATTTACCCTGACAAGTTATGCAAGTACTGCAGGAATATCTTCACTTGCAAGAAATTTAACAGGATCTCCAAGAATAAATGTCAGTGGAATTTTAAATACTGGAATTACAACCACAGAACATTTAGAAGTTAGAAATATTAAATCTACTGGAATAGTTACTGCAGTTCAATTCATCGGTGACGGATCACAACTTACTAATGTGACTGCAGTTGCTGGTGGTCTTGAAGTTTTAGATGATGATGTTAGAAAGGGAGTTGCGAGAGAACTAAATTTTGGTGAAAATATTGTATCCACTGGACCTGATGTAGTTGGTAGAGTAACCATTTCAGTTCCAAATATTACATCTTTTGCAACATATGCCGAACTTGCAGGAATTTCTAGTTATGCAGATATTGCTGGCATTACAACTCAGGCTGTAAACGCTGGGTTCGCAGAAACTAGTAACGTTAGTAACTATTCATTTACCTCAGGTATTTCCAGTTATTCAGATTTTTCTGGTATTGCAACAGAGTCTTTAGTATCTGCATACTCGGAAATATCGGGAGTTTCCACAGTATCTTTTGGTATCACTGGAACACCAAATATAGTAGTTGGAATTGTAACTGCAGATTCTTATGAGGGGTCGGGTACAAGACTGACTGGCATTATCACATCTTTAATTGCTGGATCAAACATTAGTATAAGTCAGGATGCGGGCACCGCTACAATAAATGCTGTTGGTGGTGGGGGAACCGGTGGTGTTGCATATGATCAAGAATTAAATACAACAGACGATGTAACCTTTAATAACTTAAACGTTTCTGGTGTAGCTACAGTTACTGGGAATGTTATTGCACAATACTATGACTTAAAAAATGGCGCAGTAAACATCGGCCAAATTGGATATGGGGGATCAAATCTCAGTGCGTTTGCAAATTATAATTTTGATATTCAAACAGACATTTCTGCACAAGGAGAAAGTGCTCCATATTGGAGATTTGGTGGCGACGGAACTTTAACCGCACCTGGAAATCTTATTGCACCTTACTATGAAATAACAAATATAGGTACAATTGGAGCTGCATCAACATCTTTACTCTTAAATGCAAATAGTAGTTTAGTTGTTAGAACCGATTTTGCCGGTCTTGGAGTTGGCGGGCCCATATGGGTGTTCAACGCAAATGGAAATTTAGCAACTCCAGGAAATGTAAATGTTTCTGGAGATATAACTGCTTCAGGAAATGCATCTATTTCTGGAGTTGTTACTGCAACAAGGTTTGAAAGTCTTCCTACAGCTACTCCTACTATTGGGGCGGCAACTTCAATTAAACTCGATACGATAACAGTTGGAGTAAGTACAGATTTAACTGTAGGAAGAAATGCAAATGTTTCGGGTGTAGTAACTTCAACCGGAGGTTTCATCAGTGTTGGAAATACAACTCCCATACAAATTTCTCTCGTTGGCAATCAACTAACCTTTACAGCTGTGGGAATTGGATCCACTACTCTAACTTTATTCTAAAAAGAAAATGGAATCTGAAAATAAAAAACAATACGATTATTCAAATCATAGTGATCAAATTGGATTGGGGATAGAGTATCCTACAGAACCGGGTGCAAAAAAATTATATGCAGTTGGGTGTTATTCTGCAGAGGACTGGGAATATATTCATGAAATATTAATGAGAGATGGAACTCTTGAGGATAATATACCATGTCATTGTATTGAATGTGTCGATTCAAAAGAACATAGTCCCACAAGAGCAGTTTATTTGTTGGATGACGAAGAAGCTAAGGAACTCCGCAATCACCCAAGAGTACAATATGTACATGAAAACTTCGAAAGTTACCCACAAAAATACAAAGCACCACCAGAAGAACTAAAATTTAGTGCTCTTAGAAACTATCGATACGATACTCCAACAAAACAATATAGAAATTGGTTTGATAATAATCAACTTCCCGAATCACCAAATAGTTCGGATTTAAATAGAAGTGGATATCAACTTTTAAGATGCGTCAATAAAGAAAATCCATGGTACACTGGATTATCTACAGGTTCAAATCAAATTCTTGAAGATAGAATTCAATACTATGGAGATGGGTCCGACGTTGATGTTATTGTTGGAGATGAAGGATTTTGGATAGGTCATGTTGAATTCCAGAGTAATGCTACAGGAAAAGGACCAACAAATTACATTGGTGGAAATGTATTGAAGGATGGATTTTCTCCATCAGCTACCAGTGGAACTTGTGATCTTCTAGATTTGGTTTTAGATGCTCCTTATTATATCGACCCAGAATGGTTTGAATCTTCACCCAGTACAAGGTTGATAACCAGATGGGATGGAACTAAAGTTCCTGTAGAAAGTGTTGCAAGGTCTTGGTGGGGAGATTCGTCACAAAGATCGGTTGGATTTTCTACAATAGGAGTGGTGGGAGTTACTACAAATTATACTAGGGTTTCTTGTTTAGGTAGCAATACGGCAAGACCAACAAACGGAACAGACCACGGAACTGATTGTGCTGCAAATACTTTTGGTAGGACTCAAGGATGGGCTTTTAATTGTAATAAGTGGGTAATCAATGCATATGGAAATAATGGCTCAGATATTGAACAATACTTCAATATAATGAAGTTGTTCCATTTGTATAAGCCAATAAATCCAAAATATGGAACAAAAGATCCAACAATCAGTAGCAACAGTTGGGGATATAGATCAACATCTCATAGAACTAATGGATTTTATTTTCATAGAGTAGGACTCAATACAGAAAATATTGGTATAGGAACATCCTATACTACTTCAGCTTTACCTGGATTTCTGAACTTTGTTGGAATTTATGGTGATGGAAATAGAATGAAGGGTGAACATTTACCCAACTCATATGTATCTGCAGGAGAAGAACTAATAAATGCGGGAGTCATTTTTGTTGCTGCAGCAGGCAATAGTAATCAAAAACAAGTAGATTCTAGTCATCCAGACTACAATAACTTTTGGAGTATTGTCGGTGGGGATTTGGGACTTTCTGGTTTAGCCTTGCCGAACGGCCAAATCTCCGGAACCACCAATTTCTCATCACAAGATAATACGTCCAAAAGAATTACAACCAGTGGTAGTTCTGGTACTGTAACCTCCATAACGAATAGTTTGCTTGGAGCTGGATCTCTCACATCATCGACAGTTCCAACAGTTGGGAACAATGATGATGGATATTGGACTTTAAATTTGCCTTTTAGTATACAATTTGTAGGACTCTCTACAAATGTAATCTATCCAGGAACTAACACTTATCTCACCTTTGGCGAAGGATCCACAATTTATAGTGGAATAAGTTTTAGTAATCCAAATTTATATAAAATCCTTATATCTGCTGCTGACAATTCTTGTCAAAGATTATATTATGGAGCTGAGGGAGTCGCTCCTAATAGGACATATAGAATTAGGTATGAAGGAAATGGTTCTATTTCCGGAACCCTTGGATCTCCAGGTATGGTATATGAAGCAGTATTTTATGAAAATATTCCAAATCAAATAGATATTCACATTGGTGTTAACAATAGATACACTTCTGGATTAGGATCTGAATCCAGTTTCTACGATTCAACTCACTTTGAATTTGGTGTAGAAGCATACAATTCTACAAATAGAAGAGGATTTCCCCAACAATTAGGAAAATTTATTGGTACAGATGGAAACGTTGTATATCCCGTAATTAATATTGGTGCTCTTGATGATTCTTTTGATCCTAACGGAAATGAAAGAAAAGTTAATTATAGTGATATGGGAAATGAAATAGATTGTTATGCCCCTGCAGATGGAACACTAACTGCACAAGCTACATCCGGAACACATACTAGAGCTGATCTTTATCCAGGTCTTACTGTAACTCCTTATGACGGTAAATTTGGAGGAACTAGTTCCGCATGTCCTGTTGCTTGTGGACTAATTGCAACTAAATTGCAATACAACAGAGATTGGACTTGGGAAGATGTCAGAAATTGGTTAAAAACAGAAGTTAATGATGCAAACACTGATGAATTTTATGTGGGAACGGAATCTATAACTGCAACTGATTCTAACTGGGTAGACGTAAATAGTCTGGAAGGTGGGAGACCTATAGTAATATGGGATGCTTTAACCGGAAATGAACCGAGAGCATATAGTCTTACGATTTCTGGCGGACTTCGTTTGAGTGGAGTAAGACTACAGTAAAATATTTTTAAAATTCCTAAATAAGCTGCCCAAAAAATCATAAGAAAAATGAAAAGACTATTATTGGCCTTTTCGTTATTCTTTGCAATTCCAGTTAATGCTGCTGAAATTACATCAAAGATTACTGATTCTATTCAATTGAAAGTTGATGGTGCTGCTGTTCAATCGACTCGAATCGGTGCTTCATATTCCGTATCAGGAACCAACATCCAATCCTCATCCTTTGGTGGTGTAGGTGGTGCTGGAACCTACGATATCAATACTGCGGGTCAATCATTCACTTTCTCAGAAAGTTTTAATGCTGCAGATACTCCAGTAAATACACAGACAGTGACAAATGGTGTCATTGGAACTCCAAATCTTTATGGAGATAGTGTAACTCAAGTTGGTGGAGACAAAGGTTCTCTCGCAGGTACTCTATCTGCAACTGGTGTTCCAACTGTTACTGCAGGTGGTTCCGGAACGAGTGCTACAGCTCAAAGAACAATAGAGTTAAGCGTATTCAAATGAGATACATAACTCCCGTTTTGCTTTTAGCGACGGGAGTCATCTGTACTCCCGTTTATGCTGAGAGTGTTGTGCCTAATTTTACCAGAGGTACTATTACCGCAACCACAGAATCTACTACAAAAGTTATAGAAACAATACGTCAAGTTGAATATACAACTGGCACATCATACACTGTGACTGGAACTAATATTAACATCCCTGGAACACCACAACAGGGATCAAATTATAGTATTATGACTCAAGGTGCTCCATTCCAGTTCAGTGAAACCTACCTTGGACCTGGAGTGGCAAAAGAAACATGGATAGATCGTACAACAGAAACTCAATCTACTACAAACTCGGTATCTGTCTTTACGCAATAGGAACATTATGTTATGGCACGGCATATGCTCAATCTGCTCCTAGTAATACTAATATTGCTGGTCCTTCTGCTTCCGCTACAGGCAATGTTACTAATCAAGCTGTCCAAGTTTTACAGGGACCATTCGCACTTAACACCTATGGAGGTGGAGTTAGTTGTCAAGGGCCAACAATGAGTATATCTCCCTTTGCTTTAGGGAGTTTTAATGGAAGTAAAGATCCAACAAATTACCAATCTCATAATGGAAACTTCGGTGTAAGTTTGGGATTTAATCTACCTTTAGATGGATCATTACAAGAAATTTGCAAAGAGAGAGCTAGAGTTGAAATAACTAGACAACAAACAGAGGCAGACAAGGCAAGACTTGATTTTGAATTAGTCAGACTACTAAAGTGCGGTGAAGCGATCAAGAATGGAATTAGTTTCCACCCAGATAGTCCATATCATAAAATTTGTGCAGATGTTGTTGTCAAATATCCACCCGTGAAAGAAGTGGCGGCACAATGAATGAAATACCAACTATTAAACCAAAGGGAATTGATAATATATCAACTAATATCAATGGAATCCCCAAGATTGGCATTCAAGATCCGTCAGTAATACCAGTAATAGATCCACCAATATTGCGTCAGGTAGAAATACCTGTCACAAGAGGACTTGCTCTACCAGTATTCCAAGCACCAGATACTTCTATTAAGTATCCAGTCATTGATGTTCCTACTCAGGAAGAGTTTGACGCTGCTGTTAAAGCCGAACGAAAAAAACAAGCTGAAGAACAACAAGAAAAAAATAGAGGATTGCCTGATCCTACCCCTACCCCTCAACTGCCTCCAGCAATTCAAACCCCTCCACCCACTGTTCAGACTCCCGTTGTAGAGGTCCCGGCAGACAAACCCACAATCACGGTGGCAGGATTAAACATAAATCTCCCAGACCCCTCTCTGGTCGCCACGGCAGGGTCTGTGGCGGTTGTGACCACTGCTGCAACTATGGTGGCTACAACCGCATTTAACGCGATTAAGAACGCTGCTGAGCCTATCATCAAAGAAGCAACCAAGAAGAAGTTTAAAGTTAAAGTCAAACAAGTCAAACCTGTACTACATTATGTTTTAGCAGAAGGAGGACACATTGATATCTTTGAATACTCTGCTGATGGAACAAGACTTGTAGAGCAGGTTGATAATGTGGAGCAGTATATTCGTGACCAAGTTGAAATCAATTCCCTATACGAGATTGATAACAAAATTATTATTGATGATGTGATTTCAGAAAAATTTACAAAAGAAGGACAAAAGAGATTTAAACCTCTGTTCGCCCCCGCTAAAAAGATTGCTAAGAAATTGTCTGCTAAGTTTTCAATCTGAGATCTTATCCCAGATCCAAGAGATAACCAACACTGGAAGATATACTACAAGATTGTATAGCATGTCAACAAAGATGTTGTCCTTCTCTTCTTTACGCTTGTCCTTCGCTGGTGACTGCGACATAATCTTCCTTAAATTATATTTAAGAATAATTTCCTATTATTTAGTTTTGGGTTTGATAACACTCCATATTCTGTCAAGTTCTGGAAACGTTTCTATAACATTTTCATTTCTTATTTTATCAAACTTTCTCATTGACCTTATAAACTCAGGAATTAAAGTTTGTTCCTGATATAGATCAATATAGTTGATTAAACTTTCATAGAAAACTACAGATCTTTTTGATTTATTTGGAATTAAGAAATTGTCAATATGATTTCTTATATTTTCCTTCGCGGCCTCTTTAGTTCTTTTATCCAATACCCAAACAGACATTTCTCTTGGAGTTTGCATAAAGTTTAGGAAGAAGAAATCAATATCTTCCATTAATCCACTGGTATACAAATACTGATGTAATTTAACTACTTCAAAAATATTCAATGCCTGAACTGTGCAATCGAAATGCAATTGGTGAGTAACTTTTTTATCTTTAAACCTTTCTCTAAATTGTTTAGCATGAGACACAAATTTTAGCCAGTTAAATCCTTTTCTGATTAATTCCCCTCTGGTTCCTATACCATCAACACTAATATGAACTTCTACACTTCTATTAAATTGATCCCATAAATCAAAGATGTGTCTACCTTTATAAACAAGGTTACTAAAGTTACTATTGTATGCTAAAGTTACATTATCATTTCTACGCAACTCAATGAGTTTATCAAGTATTTTCCAATGTTCATCTATAATTAAAGATTCTCCTCCAGAGAAGTATAGATGTTTTACCATTTTCAAATATGGTTCAGTCTCTTCATAAGTTTTTTCAGAAGCATTCCATCTTCCAGAAATTTTACCATTCTGTTCTAATTCAAAACTAGAACTAGAAGTCCAACTACACATTCTACATTTGAAGTTACACTTATTACTTAGTTTCAAATCCCACCAAATAAATCCAGGATTATCAACACTAAAATCATCATTTGTATTGTATACAATTTTTTTATGATATCCAAATAAATTATTAATAAAGTCCTGTCTTAAAGAACTTTTTCCTGCAGCTTGATTATTATAACATACCTGACAACTTTCTGTAGGTACTTCATTGATCATATTTTCACGTAGTTTCCTTATGGGTTCATCATTCCAGATTTCCCATAAGGATTTTTCTTTAATATCTCCATATGTGTATTCGGAAACACAGCATGGCTTAACTTCACCATCTTGTCTAATGTCTAAAGCCATCCAAGGTGCAACACAAAAAATTTCACCTTCTGTATTAACTCTGTCTTTATCAATCATCACCCAAAATCCCCTCTAGTTCAGGAAAAATTTCCAATGAATTTTCATTTCTTATAGAATCTAGTGCAGACATATAAGATTTGAAGTATGGAACGAGGTGTTCTCTCTTATCAGTAGATAGAAGTTTAAGAACAGATATGTATTGTTTAATAGATTCTGTGGCTTTTGCTGGAACAAGATAGTTTTCAATATGATATTTAATTTTTTGTCCTAACAATTTTCTAGATTCGGAATCTAGAATCAACACAGACATATAATCTGGGTTATGTAAAATGCACAAAGAAAAGTCATTCCAGTCAGTGATTATACCCCGTAAGTAAAGTTCTCTATGGGCATCCATAGCATGAAAACAATTTAAAGCCTGGAATACATAATTAATTTTTACTTCAACATTAGGTAGTTTACTCCTAAACATTCTAAAATTCTCTAGGAATTTTTGCCAGTCAAATCCTTTTCTAATTAATTCTCCCCTCTTTTCTGTACCATCAAAACTCACTGATAGTGATAGATTTGGAAATCTTTTCCACAAATCAAGAACATTATTATTTTTATATTTTAGAGTACTGAAATTAGTATTATAGGACAATCTAACTGTCTTATTTCTTTTCTTTTCAATGAGTTTGCGTAAGATAGTATAGTGGTGATCTGAGATTAAAGGCTCTCCTCCAGCAAAATATATTTCTTCTACAATATCATAAAGAGGCTCAATATCTTGGTACACCATATCCACATCAATTTTGGGATATTCACCTTCAATATTAAATTCTTTTCTCATCTCCATTTCCCAAGTACTACTGTACCCAGGACTACACATCCTACATTTAAAATTACAAATATTGTTTAATCTAAAATCCCAATATACAAGATTGAATCTATCAAAGGTTCCGTCTTCTTTAGTTTCTTTTACATAATCAAAATGTTTTGCATAGGTCTTATTCATATGAAGTCTTAGAGACCCATGTCCAATTTCTTCTTCTTTATAACATGATGTGCAGTAACTACACTTCTCTCCTGCAATCATATTTCTGCGAAGTTCTCGCATCTTCTCCCCATTCCAAATCTCTTTCAAAGATTCATTTAGAAGAGATCCCATTCTAAAGTCTCTCGGAGCTCCTTCACATTCAGTAGCAACAATTTCTAAAGGATTTACTGGTTCCCCTTGTTCAATATTGCCAATAAGTTCCCTTAGTCCATCAAGGTCATAATCTTCATCAGAGTCTATAGCATCTTTATTGATAGATATGGGAACTTCTGATTTGTTTTCTTCTATGCCTTCCGTACCACATATAGGCATCATGCAACATGGATAAACGTCTCCATTAGGACCGATGTTCATGTGAGTCCATGGAGCCATGCAAAAAGTCTTGGATGGTGTTGTAGTCATAACTAATCTATTAATAAAGGATGGGGACAGTCAATACTAATTATATATGTGATTGTTTGGAGATGTAATCTGCATACTCTTCATTTGGATGATTGATCAATCTTTTGTGATAAAAATCTATAATCATTTTTGCAGCAGTTCCAGTAAAAAATGCCGGAACAACTCCATGTATTATACTAGAAACGCCTACAAAAATCATCTTAAATCCGGCATAAGTAGCCCATATTAAATGACTTGTATAAGTTTCTTTACTAGACTTTAAGTGAATTGAACTCTTTTTTAATATGTTGAATTTATCCATAATAATTTTCCTATAATTCTAGTCCTTCAAACTTTTCCAGATACTTGTCTTTATTTTCAAAAATGAACTTCGATGTATTTGATTTTATTTCAACATTAGATCTAAAATAATCTCTTAATAATTGATTATCTATTTTTATTCCGGTAAAAAATAAATTAGGATCTAGTATTTCATATTTACTTATATGATGATTCCAATGCATATCCCCTATTTTGACATTAATTTTTTGAATTAAAGTTTTTAAATCTAAATCGGTTCTCCATACAGCTAAATAAATTTCATTTATTGCTGGGTCATATACAAATTTTGCATCTAGATATGGTTTAAGCACCTCTAATATTTTATTATGTCTACAAACATCAACAACATGTCCATTTATTCTTATGAGATCTGCTCTACCATTATGGTAAAACTCATTTGAGTTTACTGAAAACTCGTCATTAGTACAAATTTTATACTCGTATGTTGGAATATTTACTTCTAGAAGATTTTTTTCAGTAAAAGAAATTTTGTAGTAATCATCAATTAAAGTAAATTTATTTTGAATAAAATTTTCATCATCTGCTAGATTTATAAAGATGGGCCCACTAGTTTCAGAAGTTCCAAAAAAGCTTATAATATTCTTTATTTTACCTTCTTTTACGTATTTTGTCCACTCTTTTTTTATTGTAGATAAAGTATAAATCGTTGTTCTAGATGGCGGATTATTGTGGTTTATATTTTCAAAATACCCATCAATATCATGTGTATATGCAATCATGATGTGATCAAAAATATTTTCATTCCTCATGAAATATTTTTCATCGTTAAATTCCGAACCTTCTCCCCAGTAATTATATACAGCCTCTACATCTTTAGACATTAATGTTGGAATGAAATATGTTGCTGGACCACTACCATGTCCTAAACATTTTTCATTTACAACATTTCCATAATACATTTTAGAATTTCTTTGACATAAATCGAATAAAAATTCATGACTATGTTCTATAATTTTTGGAGTGCCTGTAGTTCCACTGGATGTACATCTCATAGCAATTGATTTTGGATCAATTTTTATGTCTTGATTTATACTTTTGTCGTATTGATGAGTTTCAATGTCCGTGGAGTAAACTGTATTTAAACAATGGTTTATGAGTACAGCATATTTACTTCTAGGATGCTCCTTCGGAAACTTATCGTCCTCACATATAAAATAATGTATCGGAGATAATAGTTGAGTTTTGGTAACAGAATCTGGCGAAATTACTATTATATTATAGTCAATTATTGAGATTGAAAGTCCTAGTTCTAAACAAGCAAAAACACTAGCTAATTTGCGTAAACAAGTTCCATAATATCCAATTAAAACAGTTTCTCCTAACTTTACTTCATAGTTAGAAAGAAAATAATTTTTTATTTGATCTACTAAAGATATAAATTCTTCGTAAGAATATTTTATAAGCCGACCTTCTTCAGTAATATCATAAAATGTTATGTCTTTATTAATAACTGTTCTGTCTATTACCTTCGAGTTGTTCATAATAATTTTAACGTCATAAAAATATTTATGGTTCTAATAAGAATTGTTATATAGATAAAAGTCCATTCCATATCGATAGTTATATTTATGTTAATACTTACCTTCTGTACAGTACTGAACTTTCTTATTTGGATAATAAGGATACAAACCATCTTGCGGTTTCATCCATCCACATCCAATCAACCAATTTTTTGTAAGTGGAGTTGGAGTAACCTGTTCCCATAGTGGGGCTTCAAGTATCATTTCAAGATACCTAGCAGTTGTATTCATTTGTTCTTCAGCCCAGTTAGCATCTGCTTCCCAGGGAACAGCACGACTCTGACCGATTGATTCGTAGGTAAGTCTAGTATTCTTCATAATCCAAGAAGGAATCTCAGAATCTTGATGAACCTGTGCCATAAAAGAAGTTTCTAATCCACCACCCATAGCATCTTGAACTGCGTGCCATCCTTCGTGTCTTAGAGTTCCTAAAAACTCTCTTTCATCTTGTAAAAGATTTTCGTTGATGAAGAAACGATTATAGTTTGGTTTGTAAAGTCCTACTGTTCTTGGGGTGAAGTATCTACTTGGT